CAAGCGGGTTGGCATTTCACGCCTAGCGGGGTCCACTGATATATGGGCTAGTGAACGAGTTTATGAGCAAGACAGCAGCACTTTTACCCCCGTGCAACTTGAATCTAACGATCAACTAAACGGAATATGGTTCTTAGGTGATCCGGAAGGTAAGTTCTCGCCCGATATGCAAACGATCATGGGCAAAAGGTGGCGGATTGGGTTAAACAATTACATAGAAGACATTGCACAAAATAACAAAGATATTCCGGTCTACCATGAAAAGCGCAAAATGGCTTGGGTGGTCGCAATCATGAGTCTGATGAATTTTGATTGGTTCGTTGAAGAGCCGCAAAACGCAGACATTCAAGGCATAAAACCCATGCGCGGTAACGTCAAACCTTTTGATTCTCATCATACCGTGCTGCTCAAATTGCCACGCACTAGGGGCCGTGTTGTTATGCCGAAGCAGCTTTCGCGCACCGAAAGTTACGGGGTACGCAGACACGAAGTTGCTGGACACAAGCGCCACTATCGGGATGAGTTTGGTCAGATATACAAGACGGTATACGTGCGACCACATGAGCGTGGCAATGCAAAACTGGGGCGTATCACAAAAGATTACGCGGTGGTCAAAGACGATAAAGGAGACGCTTAGCAATGGATAGAGATACCAGCGAGGCAATAGAGTATTTTTTAAAAGATGCCATGCAGGCACTGGACAAACTTAACCCACGCAAGAAGCACGGAAACGTCAGTGTGTTAGTTAACGCGGAGGAAATTGCAAGCATCAAAAGTAATATTTGGTTAGCAGAAACTCTGTTAATCGATGAAGGCGTGATCTATTCGGATCACGAACCACAAAGCAACGAAGAGGTACGAAAGTGAAGAAAGTAGAGAAGATTGAAAAGCTAGAGAAAGCTTTGGAACGAGCAAAAAATTGCATGCATCCAGACAACTTTACACTGCCTATGATTAGTGAGGCTGCGATAACAGTATCTAGCTACGGGTTCAATGAAGATGACAAGCTCGTTTGCACCATCCCTGTCCCGAACATTACCGGAAAGATTAATTGGCGCACTGAATTGCCTAGAGATAAGTATGTGCGAGGCGAGGGTGATGAGAAGGGCGAGTGGGTTGCTGAAGAAGGTTGGGAGCTACAGCGCGAAGATGAAGAGGGAGAACACTGGGTGCTGCCAGAGCATAAGGTGGGTGACTATATGGTTCCTGAAAGAACATGCATCATCGAAACCCGTGAGCAGTATCAAGCAAGGGCAAAGGTAGAATCTGAAAGAAACATATCTAAAATTTTAGAAACAGCTAAGGCTATCAGAGAAATGTATTACGCCTGTGGGGATCTTGTAGATCAAGACGTTGTCGTTGGCGTCACATTACGGGATATAGATACGTTGTGGAGCGAAACCTACAAATGACAAAGAAAATGCAGATTGAATTTGCAACTGAGGAACAGCAGTTTTGTGCTGAAGTACTAGAGACCATGTACGAGTCAATGCGGAAGGAGGGCATTGACATGCTTGTTTTTATGGAGGTTTGCTTGGCTTTGTCGTACACCTACTTGATGCATGAAGGAGAAGAAGAGTTCGTTGAAAACATGCTCATCAGTCTTAGAGATATTGTTGATCAAGCCATAGCAATGGGGGAAGAAGAGGAGCCAGAAGTATGGCATTAGTCAATCTTCATCAAGGCGGAAAGGAGCGCCAGGTTCTGATCATTCTTCAGAGGAAAGACATCTCACACTGGGCAAAAAACTATTGGTCCCGTGTTTATTACGACTTGATAAGGGGGGACCATGGAGCTTCGCCATTATCAAGAGGCTGCCATTGAGGCGACCTTTGACTGGCTGCATACACAAAACACGTACCCACTCATTGTGCTGCCTACGGGCAGCGGCAAGACCATTGTCTTCGCCAACATCATTAAAAAGTTGTTCGACCACAATGAGGGGTGCCGTGTTTTAATCTTGGCTCATCGCCAAGAACTGATCACCCAAGCAAGAGACAAGCTACTATCGGTGTGGCCATGCGCCCCCTGTGGGATTCTTGCTGCAAGCATCAAAGAGTTTGACTCACATGCACCGATCGTCATTGCGAGTCGAGATACAATCGCAAGCCAGAAGCGACTAGACCAAGCGGGGCATTTTGATTACATCATTGTTGATGAAGCCCATCATGTTGGACCTGACAAATCTAGTCGGTATCGAAAGATCTTTGATCACTTTGAGAGTAGTCAGTATGTAGCCCCTAGGATATTTGGCGTGACTGCTACGCCATATCGGATGGGCCAAGGGTTCATCTACGGTCTTGATGATCATTTCTTTGGCGGCATCTCTTACCAAATAGGTATCCCTCAGTTGATCAAGGAAGGGTATCTGTGCCGATTGTCTGCATTTAAGGTGGATGATCAGGCTGTCATTGATGCCTCAACTGCCAGAGTCAAATTCAAGGGTGGTGACTATCGAGAGTCGGATCTCGAGAAACTAGCCATGGAAGATCAAACGATGCTGGCAATCATTGATGACTGGATTGAGAAAGCGTACAGCCAAGGCCGTCTCAGTTCTGTTTTCTTCTGTGTCACCGTAGCGCACGCCAACAAGATGTGCATGTTCCTAAGGCATGCCGGCATTGAGGCGGCTGTGATCACCGCAGAAACACCATCAGAGATACGAGAGAAGATCCTCGAGGACTTTGAGGATGGTGTGATCAACGCGCTGTGTAATGTAGCTGTGCTGACTGAAGGTTGGGATGCACCTCGGACAGACTGTATTGCGCTACTCAGGCCCACCAAATCACTTGGTCTGTATGTCCAGATCTGTGGTCGAGGTATGAGGACCTGGGGGGACAAGGAAAACTGCATGCTCCTTGATTATGGCGAGAACATGGAACGCCATGGTTGTATTGATAGGGCAAAGCCAAGTCGTCCACCCAAGGAAGATGAGCAAAAGATATGGATATGCAATGCAGTCACATCAACAGGGCATCTTTGTCTAGCTGTTAACGACTGGGTTGATACGCAGTGCATAGAGTGTGGCGCTGATAAACCCATAACAGAGGAACGGTCACCAGACAGGAAAGAACGAGAGGCGGCTACCGATCGTGTCGCAGCATTCGGTAATGTTCTGTCTGATGAGATTGATGATCCGATCGAAGAGCTTGAGAAAGTCAAAGAGGTCGAAACGATTTGGGCTGAAGTGCGAAATTCTAAAGCAGGTAATAGTTATTTGGATGTGAAGTTCAAAGTCGTTGATGAGTATTGGCCACAGTCAATGCCCTTCATGATTGGCATGGAAGGTAGGGCTGGGACCAAAGCCATGAAGAAGTGGCGAGCCGTGTCTGGTGACGACTACGCGCCCACAGATCTTCAAGAAGCCGAAGACCTAGTGAATGGTGGTGGCTTCGATCACATTAAAAAGATTGCAGTAAGAAAAGAGGGGAGGTATTGGAATGTCATCAGTGTCTATGTTTGACCAGATTGATAAGAAGCTTGAGGAAACCAACCGGTCAACCCGTGGGCATCTTGGCTTCAGCGTGATTGGTGATGAAGATGAACACAAACTGTGGATGAACTTCCATTGGTGTTTGCCTAGCACCTTCAGTGGAAGGATGCTGAGATTGTTTGACCTAGGCAATCGCATTGAAGATCAAGTCATTGAGAACATCAGGGACAGCGGTCTTTACGATGTGGCGTCTCACGATAGCGACGGTAATCAAGTGAGTGTCTCTGTGTTAGGTGGACACTTTTCAGGATCTTGTGATGCATTACTTAGAGGTGTTCTGCCGCCACCTGAAGAAGATCTTGTTCTCCTGGGTGAAATCAAAAGCGCAAACGACAAGCGATTCAAAGAGCTCCAGAAGCTTGGCGACTACGAGTTGTGGAGCGAAACCTACAAGTGGCAGATACATTGCTACATGGGCGGTCTTGGTCTTACCAAATGCATGGCAATTGTTGTCAACAAGAACAACAGCGAGATATACACACAGATTATAGACTATGACCCAAACATCTGGCAGAAGGCTCTAGAACGCGCTGAGAGAGTGATTACGAGCGTAGAGCCACCTAAGTATGGTAGAAGGTCAGAAAAGGACTACACGCTCAAGACAGAGTCTAAAACGTATGTTGATATCTATAGTCGAAAGCGTTTCCCTGAGTGGGTCAACTGCCGCAACTGTGCGTTCTCCAAACCTGTTACCACAAGTAACGGTGCGAACTGGCTATGCACACGCAGTAATAAACTGCTTGACCTCGAGGCACAGAAAGCAAGCTGTGAAAACCATCTATGGAATCCACACCTGATTACA